CACGGCTTCTGCGATTGACCCCTTTTTATTGTTGCGCTCTTTAGCAATTTCAAGCAGAGAAGTCATATCGGTTTTGCTGTTGCCCTTGCTGTTACCTGCTTTTGCTTTAGCTGGTTTTTTAGGGGTCTTGGTTGGCTTGGTAACTACTGGCTCAGGCGCTGCTACTGGCTCTGGCGCTGCTACTGGCTCTGGCGCTGCTACTGGCTCTGGCGCTGCTACTGGCTCAACATCCATAAAAGGTGCGGCAATAGCTTGGATTTCCAGGGTACGCTTAACGGCGGTAGGCTTGTCGCGGAACTTGGTTACTGGCTTGTCGCCGGTAATGCTGGCGTATCGGTTGTACAGGTCGGCAATGTCAGACAGTTTAAGGGTAGAGAGCTCGGCTTGGTTGTAGAGTTTCATGTCTATATTCCTGTTTTAGCTGTTTTGGGTTGTGGTTGGGAGCAAGCCCCCTTGACCATGAACTAATAGTACATAAGCTTTAGAAGAGGAGCAAGCACTTTTTTCACCTTTTATGAAATTAAATCCTCGTACGCCAAAACCACTACCGTAGCGGGTTTCGGACTAGAGGCAATGGTTTTCAGCGTTTTGCGGTTAGTGCTGTTGCTGGTGGCTTTACGGTAGCGTCTCGCCATATCCTTCACCTGACGGTCAGGGCGTCTGTTTAGCTAGGCTGCTATCGCCATGTTTAAGGTAAAGTCCCACATCTCGTTATTGTCTAGCATAGTAAAAAGGGGAGCTACAGCTTTCACCGTAACCCCCCTTAACTCCTTTAGTTAGTGGATACTAATCGTCAAACTCGTCGTCGCCTTCAGCGTAGTCTTCAAACTCACTTGTAGCGGCAACACTACCATCCAGACGAGGACCGTTCTTGCGGAGCATAAGGTTGTTCAGACCAACGGCTACGCCGGGCTTACCGCCGTCTTTAGCGTCAAAGCCGTAGACGTTAACAGATACGTGGAAATAAGCGCCACTGTAACAAAGCTCTTCCAGGTCATCTTGGTCTGCTGGTTCATTATTGCGGTTTACAATGCCGGGGCGCTTGCCGCCGTTGCAGTTGAAAAAATACATACCTTCGTATTCTTCACCGTCACGCTCGGTATCACCGTCACGCATTGGTAACTTATAACGGCCTTTTTTCTTAATGGCTTGTTCGCCGTGCTTTTCTGATAGGGCTTGGTCAACCAGCATTTCAAACTTTTTAACCTGAGGATCATTCTTTGGAAGCAATACCTGTACGCTGAAACTACCGTCCTCGCCGTTCTCTTTCTTACGCGGCTCTGTTACAAAAACATAAGAACAGCGGACGTTTTGTAGAATCATTTTAGCCATGATATAAATCCTGTTTAACTGGGTTGGTGGTTAGCTCTAACAACTGTTAAAGCTAGGGTAACTATACGTTAGTCGTTTAAGCTTGTAAAGTCCGTTATCATTGTTGGTTGCACTGTTTTTCGGTTATCCTTTATCGGGGCAACAACCATTCCCGGTTCAGGTTTCTCAGTTAATGTTTCCATCAACTCGCTTACTTCTTTCGGTTTCATATGCTTCTTTAGAGCTTTCTCAATATCACCTAAAGCACGTAATTTCTGTTCATATAATTCCTCTTGTTCAAGGTAATCATATAAGGGTGAAAAGTCTGGGTCTTTAGCTTCTTCTGTTAAACGCCTATGAACTGTTTTATATACTAACTTGTAACCAGCATCATAATCTTTAGACCCATGATCCATTTCCAATTTAACTTGGTTCTCTACTGCTACAACAAAGGAGCGCAACATATCAGCATGATCTAGCACAATACGTTTTTGCTCAGCGGACATAACCTTTGGGTCAGGGAAGGTATCCTCAGCAAAGTCCGCAATGGCGATATCCTGGGTCTTGTTATACAGTGCAGGGCATTGTCCAGCCGCTTGGCAAAACCGGCAACCGTCGTCACTTGGTACAAGCTCAGCGTCTGGGTCGCGGGTACGGTTAGCTTTCGGCACCAATTCGTTGAATTGCCAATAGTCAAGATCTACCGGTGTTATTTCCCAGGTACGGATTGGTCCGCGTGTATGTATGGCCCTTGGTTGGGCAATAGTGACCCTGACGTTTGTCTGGTCGGTCATGTGGGTACTTTCCTCCAGGGCTACACCTAACGCATAGCATAATGCCTGAGTGTTATGCTCTGGCTCTACTGCTACGCCTTGTCCATGCTTATAATCTATAACTTCAATTTCAACAAGGGTATCGCCGTCCCATACCAACAAAACAACGTCTGAGGTTCCGCCTTCTAGTCCTGGAATACCCAGTGGCTTAAGGCTGGCGCGTACTTCTACCTTTAGTTCTACCCGGTATCCCCATCCCTCATGTTCGTCTATACGCTCCTGTACATAATCCAGACTAACCTGTACAGCATCAGACATTTCCTCATTGACGGTAAACTTAAACCCGTCTACGGTCATCTTCTTGCCAATATGGTCAGCCGCTACGCCTTTAGCCAGCAAAGCTAATTCATGTATCTCGTGGGCGACTGTCCCTTCTGCAGCGTATCGGTTAAAGGTTTCAGGTAAGTCTAAGCTTTCTATAAGCCGTACACTTCCCGGACAAGTGAGCCATCGCTTACTTGCGGACGGGCTTAACCGGGCATGGGTTTTTTCTTCAATGTTGTGATTCATCATCTTTGCTCATGTAGAGAGTTAATAGTCTTTATTGTACACCAGTTTTGAATTTCAACGGTACTACCTTTGCTGGCAACAATAGCCGCGTTAGGACACCAGAACCCATGGAGTTCGGTCAGTGTTTCATGGGTGACAAAGAACTTAGCTTTAGCGGTTGCTTTCTCAATACGGATATATTGGAAAACCTGATTACCTTCTGTTCTGGGTTTGCTGGTAGGTGCTGGCGGTTTTACTGCATCGGCCATAACATTAAAAGACTCTCTATGTTCTGCTAATACAATTTCCCAGTCTTGCTCTGTCATATTCATAAAGTGTTTTCCTGCTTATACTGTATTTGATTTCCAGGTTGATATTACTCAAGGCGCTTGCTTGCTGGCGGTTAAACTCAGCATACTCTAGAAAAGCTTTAAAAGTAAGGTAAACACGTTTCGGCATATACTTCGGCATAACCCCTTTACGTATGCGGTAAAAGGTGTCCAAGGTATACTCAGGGAACTGTTTATGCAAAGCGCGAGCATTGTATTGGCTATGTAACCATATACAATGTTCACGCTTTGCAAAGTCCCTGTAGATAACAGGGGGTTTCATAATTATCAGCCTATCAGTTTGGTTGAAGACTGGCTTTGTATAGCGCGGCTAAGTTGTACCCGGTCCCCGGCTGCTGTACCCCGGCTGTACCCGGCTTGGTTTTTAACCTGAGTTCGGGCGCTACCTTGTTCCAGGTTTTTATTGGCTCTGAGCCATCCCTCTACCTCTCTCAAGTGTTTTGTATACAGGTCCACCATTGCGGGTAAGGTGTTACCCTCGTCGTCTTGTAGGTCACCATCTTTGGCCTGATTAGCCAGTTCTCTACAGCGGGATATAATACGCTTCATGGCACCAGTCCAAAAGCTATTAACGAAGGAGGAGTTTTCCTTACCGTATATTTCGCGGGACTCTTTACGGGCATCTCTCTCAATGGAAGTAGTTACCATTTTGAAAACCCACATTGCAAAAGTGCGGTTGGACTCAGTACCAACAAAGAAGATATTCGCTTTACCTTTGCCAAGACTAGCATGATACATTTCGCAGAAGTAAAGCCTTGCTATTGCCCTAGCCACCTGACGCTTCCAGGGGGGCGCTCTAAACTCTTCGCAATACTCGTCAACCTGCTCTTCCTCAGGCTCGTCAAGCTGCTCTACAGATATGTTGTGCTTGGCTAACATGGTATGTAGCTGGCGGAGAGCAGTGGTTGCCTCGTTCTCGCTAGACTTATCGTTAGCCATAGCCATTAAGGATTTCATTTTGCGGATAATACGTGAGTCTGACATAACTATTTTCCTGTTTTAGTGTTTTGCTTAACTTGGAACCAGTGTACAGGGTTTACGAAGAGGCGCAACACCTTTTTTCACTTTTTCCTGTTTTAGAAGATGGTGGGTCTTGTTGGACTTGAACCAACGACCAACGAATTATGAGTTCGCTGCTCTAACCAGCTGAGCTAAAGACCCATTATTAAGGAAACATATTGCTTTCCTAATAACCCTGCTTTTGTTAACCCAGAGCAGGAACTGGAGGTTATTACGCTGTAAAGGCTTTGAACATAGCCTGGAGTTGTTTGGCAGTACAGTCAGCAATCTTGGTAAGAGTTGCAGCGCCGTTACTTTTCATGATTTCTTTGGCTTCGTCACGGCCGACTTCTTTGGCGTAGGCTTTAGCCGCTACCTTAACTGCGTCGGCTGTTACTTCGCTGGAGTCTTCCTCTTCATCGTCAAAGTCCTCTTCTTCAGCTTCTTCGGCTTGCTCTGTTGGCCCTTCTACAAAGGCGTCTTCTTCAGCTTCTTCGGCTTGCTCTGTTGGCCCTGCTACAAAGGCGGCAACTAGGTCAGCGTAGTCGTCGGCGTCAATAGCACTAACCATGCGACCCAGCGGGTCATTCTTTTTAGCGCCGTTGGCTTCCAGGGTTTGCTTACAGAACTCTTCACCGTGTTCGGCTTTGGCTTTCTTGACAGCTGTTTTAAAGTCAGCCAGTGACATCTCGTCATCGTCAGTTGCCGGGGTTTCTTTCTCAACTTTAGCCGCTGGTTTGGTTGCTGCTGGTTTTGCTGCTGGTTTTGCTGCTGGTTTGGTTGCTGCTGGTTTGGTTGCTGCTGGTTTGGCGTCACCCTTTACAGCTACCCCGGCTTCTGCTGTATGACCGTTGCCTAGTAGTAGGCGGTTTACTTGGTCAATCATCGGTGCGTTTTCAGCATTCATCTCAATTTCGTAAATTACCTTAGCCATCCTAATACCCTTAAATTGTGGTTAGTCTGTTTTACTGGCTTACCTGCTTATATGTCCCGGCCAGTGGAAACAACTATACAGGGTTTACCGGGTATGGCAAGCCCTTATTTTGGCTTTTATAGTTAATGCTGTTACAGGCTTGCAAGGTTAACTCGTAACCCTTATAGTGGGTGGCTACCTTTATACACCAAAAACCAAGGAGAAGTATGAATGCCTATTCCTACTTTAAAAGGGTTGCACGTGGTGCAAAAAATAGCCCTTAAAGAGCTGATAGAGTATGCCGGTAATAATAGCCACTTAGCCCGAATGCTCGGTTTGCCTGTTAGTACCGTTAACAGTTGGGTTGTCAGGGGCCGAATAAGTTTACAAGGTGCGGAACTGGTACAGGCTAACGAATACCTGAAAGAAGAATTCCCGCTTGAAAGACTCCGCCCTGAAACTTCCTTTTAACTGGTGCAATATGATTGTAGACAATGAACAGTTAAAACCCTATGTAGAGCAGGGGGTAGACCTTATCCCTTTGCACGTTTGGAATAAACAAACGGTAAGAAAAGGGAAAATCCAACTACGCGGTAAAACGCCCCTACAAGGCGACTGGACAACCACTGACAAAAATACGGACAGGGCGCTGGCACTGGCTAAAAAGGGCCACAATGTCGGTTACAGGTTGGGTGAGTGCGACCTCGTTATTGATATTGACCAGCGTAATTTCAAACCCGGCGAAGACAGCCTTGCAAAGCTTTGCGAATTCCTGGGTATAGCAGACCTAGCAGATATCTGCCCTACTGTTATTACAGGTAGTGGCGGGTTCCATTATTACATGGTTAAACCGGCTGACTGCTTTATAAAAGAGATGCACGATGATTACCCCGGTATAGAGTTTAAAACCAAGGGTCGCCAAGTGGTCGCCGCTGGTAGCAAACACCCTAACGCTGAATACTACCGCTGGGATGACTTTTGCCCTGCTTTTGGTGAGCAGCCTACTATTCCAGGGCGACTGATTAAGTTACTAAAGCGGGAAGCACCAACTAACCAAGGGCAACCGGGTACACTCAGCCCTGAGCAGTTAGAAGGCTTATTGGAACAATTACCGATTGAAGACTTTAGCTCCGATGATAAATGGTTCCCCCTTTTATGTGCTGCTCATCATGGTACTAATGGTGCAGGTATTGAAGAGTTTATAGAATGGTCGTGCGGTGACCCGGAGTTTGAAGAGGACGACCAGCTTATAAGGGCAAGATGGGATAGCTTAGGCGGTAAGGGTTTAAACTACACGGTTAATACATTATTCAAAACCGTGTTGGCTTATGGTGGTGACACCAGTATTGTGAGCGCTCAAAGTGATTTTGAAAAGTTTGAAAAGTTTGATGAGCCGGATGATACTGAGGAAGAAATAGAGCCTGAGGAAGAAATTGACTTTGATGATATAATGTCAGAGCAAGAAACCAAAGAAGGGTTTAGTCCAGGAGTTGCTACAGATATCGCAAACAAGCTACATCCCAATAGTGATGAAGATGAAATTGTTAAAGCTTTACGGGCTATGTTACAGGCCGGAACAATTGAGCAAGCAAGGGTAATGAAAATATTGATGAAAACCCTTGGTATGACCAAAGCTGAAATCAACGGTATTGTTCAGCAAATAAAAGACAAACTAGATGAAGACCTTGGCCGTATACTGGCGGAAAAGACTTTAGAAGGTAAATTCTACAAGGGTAAAGGCTTAGTCTTTAATAATAACGGTCAGTTTTGGGCGTACAACGGTAAATTCTGGGAACCGATTACCAGTGCTTATGTTGGAAAAAAGGTTACGGAAGTATTGGACCTTATGCGTAAGAAGATGGACGTTAATGTAAAGGAGACGACCATAGTAGGTGAAGCAGTAGCTACCCTTACACGTATTACAGCAACCAGCAAAGACGCGCTAAGGTTACGCGAGAACCCTTACCCGGTTATCAACTGCAACAATGGTGAGCTATGGATTGCCGATGATGGCAGTGTTAAGCTTAAGAAGCACAGACCCTCTAGTTTCCTATTGCAAGTGTTAGGGGTTAATTACACTCCAGGGGCTGAATGCCCTATATACGACGCTGCTATTAAACGTACCTTTGCTAACTTCAAGGACGGTGAAAACATCATACGCCACTTTGAAGAGTTTATGGGGTACGTACTACACCCGGACAAACGCCCTGCTCACTGGTGGCTCCTTAAAGGTCCAGGGGGCGATGGTAAAACTACACTAATGAAGGTTATCAGTTCTTTGTTAGGCGATGCAGTATTACCAGAAACTATTGACCGTTTTAAGGGGGGCGCTGGCGGTGATAATCACGCATTGGCGGAACTGGTGGGTAAGCTATTGGTATACGATGATGACCTTAGCCGTAACACTGTATTACCAGACGGTACGCTTAAGAAGCTCTCTGAGGACGGTCAGCTAACCGCAAACCCTAAAGGGGTACAAGGGTTTAAGTTTACCAAGATATGCACTGTAGCCATGCTGAGCAACGGGTTCCCGTCTACACGTGACATATCCAGGGGTTTCCGTCGCCGGGCTATGGTCATACCGTTTAATAGGGGGTTCCATGAACAAGGGGCTATAACTGATTTAGCTGAGCAGATTGCTGAAAAGGAAATAGCAGGGGTCTTGAATAGGGCGCTGGCGGGTTTGCAAAGGTTAAGGGCGCGTACCAAGTTCTTGGAGCCTAGTTCGTGCAAGATAGCCAAGGAAGCTTGGCTGAATGAGTCTAACCCGGTTGCACTGTTTATAAGTGAGCAGGTGACGGTTACCGAAGACTATAATGATACAGTTGAGTTGAGTGATGCGTACAGAATATTTAGCGATTGGGCTATGAGTTATAACTTTAAGAGGATGGGAACAAAACAGCAGTTTAGGTCAGCCATGGAAGATATGGATATTATTTATACCAGTGCAAGGTCTAACAAGAAGGTTTTCCGGTATATCAAAATTGAGGAAGAAATTGTTGATGACTTTGACCAGGATTTGTAATTTACCTAACCATTGTAACCATTAGGACAAAAGGAGTTGTCTGAGACTTAATTTGATAACCATTTAACCAGAGCGGTTTTTAGTGTTTTGGTGTAATAAAAGTAACCATTTAACCAAATCAGCTTAAAATGGTTAAATGGTTAGTAAACCTCAAGGGGGGTAATATGTAAGAAATTTGTAAATCGGTAAATTGCCTTTTACCGTATTTGTAAAAAACTATAGGGTATGTGCACCTAAATTTAGTAACCATAGAACCAATGGAATAATATTAACAGTTTTACAACAACCTTTAAACCTGTTAATATTATTTTCCCTATTAAAACCAAGAGATCTAATTATGGATACCCTCGTATTAAGAAAAGAAGAACTCACAGGCTTGGAATATAGGATCCTTATTGATATAGATGAAGATTTTGAGATAGCTGTTAAAAAGATGATATCTTTCTATAAAGAAAACAATTCTGATTATATGGACCCTATGGTTGTTAGATTCTTTAACAGCGATTTAGAACTAACCAACTGCATATTGGACGATATAACCCTTGCAGAGCTATATGGTCATTTTGAAACATATTTGGGAGTCACAGCTAATAAAGCTTCTCCCGTCTCTAAGATAGCTTTTGCAAAGACTATAGAAAGGTTAGGGGCCAAGAGGGTTAAGCTAAGCGGCAATATAAACGCTTTTCGTTTTGTTAAACTTGTAGAAGAAATAACAGAAGACGAGGAATGGGAATTATGAAGGCTAATCACGTAATGATTGACCTGGAGACAATGGGTATAACGCCGGACAGCGCCGTGGTTTCTATTGGTGCAGTAGTGTTTGACCCTCGGTTTAACCACGTAAGCAGCAAAACATTCTACCGGGAGTTAGATTGGTCCGACCAGCGCCGTTTGATAGACCCTGAGACGCGTAAATGGTGGTCAACCAATACCCCACTAGCCCAAAACGCCTTAAACGGCTTAGAGGAGCTTACAGGCACTCTAACGGAACTGGCGGTTTGGTTGCCAAAGGACGCTAAAGTGTGGGGTAATGGTGCTACCTTTGACATCGGTATATTGGAGAATGCCTACCGCCAGCATGGTATAGACATACCCTGGAAGTTTTGGAATATCCGTGATTGCCGCACTGTTAAGGATATGTACGAGTCCTCTCGCGGCGGTTTCAGTAAGAAGTCCGGAGGGATATTGCATCACGCCCTGGATGATGCTATCTTTCAGGCTCAGTACATTTGCGATATGTGGAAAGCCCTAGTATTTTACGCAGGTGGCTGACTCGTAACCGCAACCGGGTACTGGACTACATAGGTACGGTACGTGACCCAGAGGTAGGCTAGAGGAGAGCAGCAATGGCTAAAATACGCGAAGAAGTTATAGCCGGTGTAGTGACCAAGGTGATGAGGTGTATCGGTTGGGTGGTTATTAACGTTGAGGAGAGATGCTACAATGAAAAGGTCTACAGTTCTTACAGTATGGCTAAAAGAGTTTGCGACCTTTACGGAAAAGAACAATACGAGGTCAAACCCATATACATAGAAGAAATGTAGAAATATTTTCTAAAACAGTTTGCGTTCCCGGTTGAGCTGATGCAAAACTGTTTCATCATCAAGCAAACACTTAAACAGGAAAGCAGCAAAATGAGCAAATCACCTAAGTTAGCCGTACTCGTACTACTTGTCCTCTTTATGTCAACAAGCTTACAGGCAGCACCTGATGTTTTCAAAGGTGCCACTTTAGAAGACTGCAAATTAATAGAGAAAAGCGCCAGACGTGTTATGAAGCTTAGGCAAAGTGGAAAGGCGATGTCCGAGTTGCTATCTGTCATTGCCAAAGATGAAGATGAAGATGAAGATGACCGCGCCGCTCATAAGGTTGCCAAGGTTATGGTAGTTAGCGCCTACGAAGAGCTCAGGGAATACAGCGACAGGTTTAAGAAAAGAGCCGTTGATAACTACGGTGAAACATGGTTTAAAGTCTGCTACCTGTAACACCAAACCAAAACACCAAACCACTAAAACAGGAATACAGTTATGCGCTACGGAATTTACGACAAGAAGACCCATCTGCTCCTAGAGCGCAACTTAGCCCAGGACACAACCTTCGCCATGATAGACGAACTTATGCTTGACTACCCAGAGGACTGGGCGCGCTTTGCTATTGTTAAGGAGGTTGACCAAGGTTGGATCTGTACGATGACCATGCGCCTTGTGCCTGTTCATAACCTAGGACTAACGCGATGAATACACCTTGCGGCATGACCCGTGAGAAGGTTTATAATGAGCGTGTAGTTGGTAGACCAGCATTCTGGAAGCTAACCACTTATAACCTTAACGGTGAGAAGGTACACTCTGGTCAGTACTCTGTGGACTTTAAGGAAGGGTATCTTGCTGGTTTGGTTGAGGAGTATTTTGGGTTCCCCCTGGAAGCTGCTGAGGATATCTCATAAAAAGCATGTATACTAGGTTCATAGTCAAGCAAACACTTAAACAGGAAAACCGTTATGAAGTGTTCACTTTTCAACATAGATCGCACTGTCCAGATAGAAGTATATTACGATGGCTCCAGGGTTTTTCAAATATATACCGAGAATGGTATTAGAAACCTAAAACATGTTCTGGACTCAAATCGTTATAGGAGGGTAGTTTCTGCCGTAGAGTTTCTAATCAAGGAAAAAGGAGCAGTGTCAGCAACTACATCTTGTGGAATAACAGTAGGCAGAGGTCGTATCCCTAAATAACCTCCTTATAATACAGACAAACCCCGTTGCTCTTAATCTGGCAACGGGGTTTTTCTTTGGCTAAAATTTACACTTCCCTTCTATTAGTTTATATTGAACCCACTTTAACCGGGCTAATATACACGCAGTATGAGCGACCAAACATTAACAGTAGAAGACTTGAGAGGCCTTATAAACAAGGGGCAAGCCAAAGATCCGCTTGTGTTCTTGGAATCTGTGATGAATGGATCTGACCCAAGGCAGGTATCTCGCTTATACAAACTGGTTACAGATATACATGACTTTAGCGACGGCAACCCTGACCCTAGGGATTGGGCCGAGCTAATAGACATCGTATTGGCTGATTATAAGTATCACCCGGTCGGTTTAGGGGAGTCTATTACCGCTGCTAAAACGGTAGCCGAGTATCTGTATGCAAAGCGTAAACAGATAGACACCAACGGTGGTAACAACGGCGGGTACGACTCAAGTAATAATCCTTTAACAGAGGAAGAGGTGGAAGTATTTAAGGAGAAGTTCAATGAATGGTTCTGAGCTAATCCTAACTGAAGAAGTAGAGCTCTGGTCATACAATGAAAAGCGTATGCTAAAGCATATGCTAGAGAACGACGGTATGCAGTTCATGCGCTACTTCTTTGCCTTGAGAGAAGGTAACAAGATGATACGCAACTGGCACCATTACGCCATTGAGTATGTCCTGCAAGCGGTATTTGACTGCAAGATAGATCGCCTTATAATCAACATAGCTCCGGGTTATACCAAAACAGAACAAGCGGTTCTCAACTTTATAAGTCGGGGTATCGCATTAAACCCTAGATCTAAGTATATACACACCTCCTACTCCGGGGACTTGGCACAAGAGAACTCGTCTAAGATAAAGCAAACAGTCCAGACTCCTGAGTTTCAAGAGTTATGGCCTATGCAAACTCGTACTGACACAAAAGGCAAGAAGCGTTGGTTCACTGACTTAGGCGGTGGCATGATGGCAACCGCCAGCGGGGGACAGATAACCGGCTTTAGGGCAGGGCGAATGGAAAGTGGGTTTACAGGGGCGTTTATAAACGATGACCCAGTCAAGCCTGACGATGCCTACAGTAACGTAAAGCGTAATGCTATTAACAACCGCTTCAATAACACAATGAGGTCACGGTTAGCAGTAGAGAGCGTCCCTATGATTAATATTATGCAACGGATACACGAAGATGACCTTACCGGGTTTCTGCTTAAAGGTGGTTCGGGCGACCATTGGCATCATCTTGTGATACCTACGCATTTAACAGAAGAAACCCTTAACAAGCCTTACCCGGAAGAATATACATATGGGATTCCTATAAATATAAACGGAATCCTTAGAGCGCTCCACGGCGGACCACAGTATGCTTTTTAGCACCGAGGCTATGGCTGGGCTAGTACCCCTAAAAATACCCGTTGGAGCTCCTCTATGGCCGTTCAAACACGACCTAACTCAACTGCATACCCTTGAAACAGGCGACCCCTATACTTTTTCAAGTCAGATGCAGCAAAACCCCTCCCCGGCTGGCGGAGGTATGTTCAAGGATCGATACTGGAAGTATTACGAAGCCGTACCAGCGGGTATGGACATGATACGTATATACGGGGATACAGCGCAGAAGACCAAGGAACATAACGACTACAGCGTGTTCCAATGCTGGGGTCGAGTACCTAATCAGGGCGTATACCTACTAGATCAGATTAGAGGTAAGTGGGAAGCGCCTGAATTGGAATCTAAGCTAGTTGAGTTTTGGAACAAATGGAAGCCTAGTTTACGGAAACCCTTTGGCGCTACCGTTGTTAAAATAGAGGATAAGAGTTCAGGCTCGTCCCTTATACAATCCATTAAAAAGAATTACATGATACCCGTTGAGCCTATCCAACGTAATACAGACAAAGTGTTTAGGGCGATGGGTGTTGTTAAATACTTCGCTAGCGGTTATATATTCTTGCCTCTTGATGTGGACTGGATCAACGATTATAAAGAGGAGTTCCGTAAGTTTACTCCGCTGATGACCCATAAGCACGACGATCAAATAGACCCTACAATGGATGCAGTTGAGGACCTAATTGTCTTTGAGGATATGCTATATAGCTCTAACGCCATAGGGGCATGACAAAATGAGTACTATGGTTACTATTATTCAGTCAGGGTAATACGTATGTAAATTTTAATATAAAATACAAAATGTGTAAGGGTATACAACGTACAAAAACCTAACCATAGTAACCATAATTCAATTTAACGATAATGAGGACAAACCAGTGGACAAAAACACGTACCAAGAAGCCCATATCATGGACTCTGACCAAACGGCGCTAAACGACAGCCTGGAAAACCTAGTGGCTGAGCTTGGTACTAACCAAGACAAACGATCGCACTCGCGTTTTGTAAACTCTAAGCGGTTGTCTGCCGATGGTATGCAGGAGGAGCTCAACGCGTTATACCGTACGGACTGGTTAGCGGGTAAGGTCGTTGACATTATACCGGATGACATGACCCGGGAATGGCGCTACTTTAGCGGGGACATTGAACCCGAAACCGTTGGTGCATTGGTAGAAGAGGAAGAGCGCCTTGGTTTGGCCGATGCGTTTAATCAGGCTCATAAATGGGCGCGGCTTTACGGAACCTCGTTTATTGTTATTAATGTTGATGACGGCCAACCTGTAGACCAACCGCTAAACCTTAACCGGGTTAGGAAAGGTGGGTTGAAACATATTAAAGTTATTGACCGCCATCGTATAGACCGAGCCGACCTGCAACCAATTGAAAACCCGTTAGACCCGAATTACGGTATGCCAGTTTATTATCGCTTTGTTAACACTAACGTGAAGATACATCATAGCCGGGTAATAAGGTTTGACGCAGTTAAGTTGCCGTTTGATGAATTCAAGCGTAACAACTATATGTCTGATTCGGTGCTAGATCGCCTATATGAAGCTCTCGTTAACTTCAATACTATTGCATCGGGTTCCGCCAGCATGGTATATGAAACTAACGTAGACGTGATGAAGATTAAAGGGCTTATGAATTATATACAAAGCCCGGAAGGTACAGCGCTGATACAGAAGCGGTTCACGCTGGCGAGTATGCTTAAAAGTTTCAACAATATGCTGATACTGGACTCTGACGAAGAGTATGACAAGAAGAGTAACACTTTTGCTAGTCTACCGGACCTGCTGTATGCCCATGCGTTATTTCTGGCCGGTGGTAGTGATGTCCCCGCTACACGTCTTCTAGGTAGTTCTGCAAGCGGTTTAAACGCTACTGGCGAAGGGGACATGAAAAACTATTATGACGTTATACGTTCTAAGCAGTCAAAGGACTATAAACCTAAGCTGGATTTCTTTGATATTTTAATGGCTAAGAACTTAGGTATAGCTGATGACGCCGACCTGGACTATAAGTTTAATTCATTGTTTCAGATGACACCTAAAGAACAAGCCGACTTGGACTTTATTAATGCTCAGCGTGATCAGATATACTTGGACAAAGGTGTTGTTCCCGAATATACGATAGCCAAAGAACTAAAGCAGAACTCAACTTATACTAACCTAACCGATGACCATATTGATGAGTTAGAGGAATACACTAATGGCTTTGAACCCGATACCAACGAGCTTGAACTTGGAGCTGAACAAGAAGAACAGGCTGGAGAAGAAGAAGAAAGCGAATCCAGTGAGGAACCCCAAGGGACCGGAGGTGAAATATCGTAAGTGGTTACAGGGTATAGCTAAGCGCCTAAGAACAGACATAAACGAACAACTGATACCTGTTCTTAGACGCTTACAACCGGAGTATGTTAATGACGCCTATTCTAAGACCTTAGAGCAGGTGTTTGAGAACATAAAGCGCAACTATGTGGACATTGGTCGCAACGCTGCTATAGTGAGCGCCGGGTTTGCTGAGGGAGTTGATCAGGCTAACAAACAGCGGTTTTACAAGGCAATGGAAAACGCTATTGGAGTCAACCTGAACAACGTACTACAGAACGAAGGTTTGGAGGATATAATGTATGCAACGACTAGAGAGAACGTTGCTCTCATAAAGACAATACCTGAGGATTATTTTAAGCAGATAGAAGGTGTTGTCTT